ATAACCTCAAAGCACTCCTTCATCGCGTCACGACAGATTGCTGGTGTAGATGATTGGATGGCTTGAATGCCGACAATGCTAATCTCTGGCTCCTTGTATTGGACACCTTCAGAATTCAGTACTCGTAGAATGTACTTCTTCTTGGCCGTCCAAATGGCACGGTCTGCAATAGCCTCGCGCTTCATCGCCGTGCGGATGTTGGTGCAATTCATCTTCGCTGCCAGCTCGGCATAAGCCTTGGTCAGAACCGGCGTGAGAGCCTTGTTACAGAACTCGTCAAGGAACTTCGTGGGATTAACGGGATTGAACTTCTTGATGATAGCGTCAAGGTTGAGGTAGATGGAATCCGTGTCGCCGGCAATGACGAAGTCGAAATTATCCAGCTTCAGCAGATTGTTCAGGTAAGCATTGATGGCATTCATTGCCGTGCGGACCGTGAGCTGACCACTGAGGGTAATGGCCTCAGCAATACGAAGGTCGAAGTACCGAAAGTAGTTATTCGATACGGCACCGTAGCCAGAGTTCAGCAGGGTCTTGATAGCCAGCTGCTGATTGTCGAATCGAGAGATTTCGCGTTCGCATTTGTACCGCTCAGTCTTATCGTTCTTGTCGATAGTCTCAAGACGCTTCTTTTCCACAATCATCGCCTTTCGAAGGACGACGCGCTTGTCATACATTTCAGCGAAGATGCGGGGTAGAACTCCCACCTTGTCAGTCCTGAAGTGCACTCCGTTGGCTGCGGTAATGACTCCTTCGAGCTCTGGCTTCCATGGGACATTGTTGAGAATCACATCCGGAGAAAGGCCCGGAGTCTGAACATTGCAGACAGTCTCGGGACTCATATTGTACTGGATGAGCAGTGACGGATACAGAGAATTTAAGTCAAATGAGCAAACCCACTCATACATACCAGGATTTGGCTCCTTGACGAAGCCACCCGCGAAGGTCTGCTTCGAGTTATTACGACCCGGCGGTACCGCGATAGCTTTCTTGGTCAAGTCACGGTAGATAAGAGAATCCCAGATGTGAGTGGTTCCAAGGGTGTCATTGTAATTGACGCCGCCGATGTAAGCCAGAGTTAGGACCAAGGTGATAAGACCGAGCTTGTCCTCGAGTTTCTCAACAATCTCAGCGTCGGTCAAGTTGTAGTCGATGAACTTTTGGAAGTCCTGCTCGTACAGCTTCATCAGCGAGCCGTATTCATCATAGGAAACCTTTGTGGTACCCAGCACGACGTGTGCGATGTGGCCGAGTTTGTAGGACTCCTGCTGACCATACGTCAGCGACGTGAACTTCTGGAAGAGGTCGAGATAGTCTAGCTGAGCAATGCCTTCGATTTCGAAACTCTTGATCATCCTGCCCTTGATCATCTGCTCATGTGGTTCGACCTTGCCCCAAGGACTGAGCAGATTAACCATCTCGTCTCCAAGAATCCGCTTGATGCGGTTGACGATGTAGGGAATATCAAAGGTACGAATGTTCCAGCCCGTCAGAATGTCGGGAATGTTGATGGGATTGCTAACCCACGAAATGAAATCTCGCAGCATCTCAACTTCAGTGCGGAACTGGTGATATTGTACCCTGCCTTTGAATGCAGAAATCTCAGAATCGAACGGCTTGCAGCCCCAGACGTGGAAGATGTTTTCCTGATTGTTCTTGTACGCGATGGCCGTGATTTCATGCAGTGCATCGTCTGGTACAGGGAAGCCGTCATCCGACTTAACCTCGATATCGATATTGCCAACGTTGATAAGATTGCGGTCAAACTGAATGTCATCCGGAAAGCGCTCTTGGATGAAAGCAGTGACGTACTTGGTGTTACCATACAGCTTCGGCATGTCCTCGACGGACTTCTTAGCGCTCGCCGCTTGTGCTTCCATCTTGTTCTGCCACTGCTCGATGAATTCCTTAGCATCAGCCATTGAGTCAAACTTTACCGGCTCTACTTTGGTGCCATCCAAGGCTGTCCAGACGGTCTTGTCTTTCAGAGACGGTACGAATAAGGTCGGCTTGAACTTGACCTTTTCGTGTACTCTGCGGCCATTATCATAGCCGCGATATAGCATATAAGCTCCGTATCGACTAACGTTGGTATAAAACCGCATAGTCATACTCTATACACAAAATTGCCCGGTGTAAACTCTATAGTTCAACCGGGCAAAAGAAAACTTACGAATTCAACTGAATTGGCGCGCCGTCGAGACCGACGATCTCTTTAGCAACAGGAACCGTCAGCGGGTTGGTCATTTCGTTGTACTTATTGATCAATTGAGCCGCGGGGTCAACGACGAAGACGACGAATTTCTTTGAAAGAGTTACGGCATTAGCATTGGCGTATGGAAGCCAACGAGCAAAACCAATATTGCCATTGCCCGTGGGGATAATGACAGCTGGCTGTTTCAATGTATATGCATCACCATTGATGACGAGATCACAGAGAATTTCTTCTCCTGATGCGAGGCGGACGATTTGGATGTTCATAATTTAGAGTTTCCGATTGCGTACTTGGGAATTAGTTGCCAATTGGCTTTTTCGCGATGTGGAATGATTTTGATCTGCCGCATTGGCGCTTTGTCCACACATTGTTGAGGATTAACAATCGATGCGAGGCCCCAGTCTGAAAGCAGTGTAGCAATCGTGTTTCGTCTTTCGACGTCGTTAACAGATAAGTTACTCGGTTTTCCATCTAGCAGGAAGAGTTCTTTGAAGTGGACCACGAAATAACGGCCCTGCTTGTGCAGGATGTGGCAGGACTGATAGAGCTTATTGACATCTTTTCTTGAAGCTACTCCGATACGAGTCAGCGTTTCACGGACCTTGAGGAAATCGTCTGGCTCGTTGAGAATGATCTCGAGCATAGATGCTGGAGTCCAAGCATAGGGAACTTCCTCTGGCAGAGGAGTGAATTGAACCAATGATTGCGGAAAATTACCATGCGCGTCGCGATCAATGTGAGCGGTTGTTGTTGCTGAGTCCACCATGGTACATTCTTTGTTTAAGTTCTTGAATCTGTTCAGACGTCAAGAGTGACAAAGCGGACTTGGCCTTCGAATCATTATATCCATAGTATGCTTTTACAATCAAGATGTCTTCTGTTTCGGTGGGTTTTAACCACTTACTCCAGCGTTTCTTCTTACGGATACTATTTATAAGAAAATTGTACTGGAGGCGATTGTCCAGCTGATGATACCGATTCATCTCATTCGCGAGCAAAATAGTGTCAACGAAGTACGAAAGACCTCGATTTGTGAGGAAGCCATTGTAAGCTTTCTCCGCCACGTCGTCAACCATGATGTCGACCTTCGTGTCGTTGATAGAATTTAAGTAGTCAAAGAATGTCATAATATAAATACAATTAATGAAGCCATATACTTATTGGATTTACCACAAGCCGACTGGCATGTTCTATTTCGGTTCACGAACAGCTAAAGAATGTGATCCTAGCGATCTTTGGGTTAAGTACTTCACATCGTCTAAAGTCGTTAAAGAACTCATTGAAAATCATGGGAAAACTTCGTTTAGAACTAAGATTGATAGAGTCTTCTTGACTAAAGAAGCAGCAATTGAAAGAGAATATGAGGTTCTGAAACATTTCTTAGCTGGTGATAATGATCGTTTCTTGAATCAACATCATTCTAGAGTGATTGATTGGACAGATGAAATGAAAGCAGCAGCATCTAGAAATAGAAGAGGTAAAAACAACGGAATGTTTAGAAGAAAGCATAGTGCTGAGTCTAAAAAGAAAATGAGAAAACCGCACGATTTTTCTAAAACAGATACTTCAAAGATGGTTGGCATGCTAGGCAAAAATCATACTAAATTAACAAAAGAAAAAATGAGTAAAAGTTCTAGAGCTCATTCTCCTATGTGGACATTCAGCAAAGATGATATAGTGTTCATTGGTTGCTTGTCTGACTGGGCTGAAAAGTTTCAAGTTAATAAAAAGAGTGCTGCTTCGACTTTCTGTGGTGGAAAAGCGTACTTTGGTTGGACCAGAAAGCCTTAGCGCCACTCGACACTTGCCATAAGTTCCGTCATGCATGCCACGAGGTTGATTTCATGGTCAGCCACAAAGGCTTCCTTGTACTGATAGTCAGCGAGAATGAGAACAATCTGTGGAACTGATGCTGGCTTCGCGTATTCGACCATGCTGTCGAAGATTTTACGGAAGACAACAGTCG